AACATAAATAAACAAAAAGGCAGTCTATTAAATAATGGCGAAACTAGGAATATTTACTGGAACCTCACCAAATGATAGTACTGGAGATACTTTATCTCAAGGTGCTGCAAAGATTAATAGTAATTTTAGTGAAATTTATAATGCGATTGGAGATGGGACAAATATAACAAATAGTATTGCATTTGCAAGTACTGCTGGAATTGCAACAAATGTAATTGGTGGTATTGCTTCTGTTACTACTTTTCGTGCTTCTGGTATTTCCACAGTACTTTCAAGTAATCTTAAAATTAGAAATCCAGCAAATACTTTTGAATATTCAATTATTGCATCTGCAATTACTGCAGATAGAACTATTACATTACCATTAATTACTGGTTCTGATACGTTTGCAACTTTGGGTCTAGGACAATCTTTTTCTGGAATATCAACATTCAGTAACTTATTTACATTATCTCAAACTACTCAAAATATTGATTTAGGAAGCACCCAAACAACAGGAACTTGGACTGCTGGTGGAACTAATCAAACTGGTTCGATAACTCTTGGTGTATCCACTAATTCCCAAACAGTTAATATTGCAACTGGAATTGGGTCAACTGGAACTACAAAGACAATAAACATTGGTACTGGCAGTAGTGGAATTACAAGAATTACTGTTGGTTCTGCATCCACTCTTGGTATTGGTACTTTTGTAATCAATCCTAGAATGAATGTTGGAATTGGTTCTACAATTCCATTATATACTCTTGATGTTTCTGGTGATATTCGTTCAACTGGAACAATTTATGGCAATCTTAATGGTTCAATATCAGCTGCAACAACAGCAACAAATGTCATTGGTGGTATTGGTTCCATCACTAACTTAAATGTATCTGGAATTACAACTCTTGGAATAACAACAGCATCCCAACTTCAAGTAACTGGTATTACAACATTAGCATCATTAGGTGTTACTGGACTTACTACATCTTTAAATCTTAATATTTCTGGTATTTCTACCATAGCATCATTAGGTGTTACTGGACTTACTACATCTTTAAATCTTAATGTTTTTGGTTCTGTTGGTATAGGAACTACAAATCCAGACAAAAAGTTTGTAGTTTATGGTTCTGGTGGAAATTTTGTTTCAGAATTTTATAATACAAATAATGCTCCAAATAACAATGGAGTTTATATTCGTACACTCAATACTAATTCTACAACTTATGTATTGAGTGTTAATAGTGGAACTGATGGTTCAAATCAAATATTGTTAGTTAGAGCAGATGGCAATATTGGAGTAGGAACAACAAATCCAACATCTTCACTATCTGTAAATGGTTCAACGGTGATTGGAACAGAAATATTAAATATGACTGGTTTATCCAGCACATTTACAACTGTTGGAAGTAATACTTTTATTGTTCCTGCTGGTGTAACAAAAATTTCTGCTGTATTGATTGGTGGTGGTGGAGCAGGTGGTGGTGGTTCTATTGGTGGTTCTGGTGGAGCATCTGGTGGTCCTGGAGGTCAAGGTGGTGGTGGAGGAGGATTGAGATATGTTAATGATTTCCCAGTAACTCCAGGTCAAACTCTTACTGTTATTGTTGGTGCTGGTGGAAATGGAGGAACTGGTGCTGGAGGAGATGGTGGAGATAGTTCAATAACAGGAATTGCTACAGCATTTGGTGGAAAAGGTGGTGCAGCAAATAATACAGGAACAGCAGTTGGTACTGGTGGTGCTGGTTCTGGTGGTTCTGGTGGAGCAACTGGAGGTTCTGGTGGAACTGCAACTTTAGTTTCTGGTGCTGGTGGAGGTGGTGCTGCTGGTTATAGTGGAAATGGAGGAACTGGTGGAAATGGGTCAGTAACTAATGGTGGAGATGCTGGATCTGGTGGTGCAGCAGGTGGTGGTGGTGCTCCGAGTAATTCTGGATCTGGTGGTGGAGGAGTTGGAGTATTGGGACAAGGAACTTCTGGATCATTATCAAATGGTGTTGGAAATGCTGGTTCTGGTGGATCAAATGGTTCACTTGGAAATGCAAATGACGGTGCTACTGGTGGATTGTTTGGTGGTGGTGGAGGTGGTGCTGATGGTAATGTTGGTTCAGTTACTAGTGGCGGAAACGGAGCACAAGGTGTTGTGAGAATTATATGGTCTCCAAGTTCCAAATTCTCAAGATTATTCCCAACAAATCAGGTTGGAAACAATATAAATCAATAAGGGTATTAAAGAAAAATGGCAAACAACACAGGAACATTTTTTAACGTTAATGATAATGATGGAATACCTTTAGTTGGTGTTTCCACTGATGGTAAGGTGATGATTAATCACCTTTATGGAAATTGTTTGATTGGTTCCACATCAGTTACAGGAACCGCATCACAACCACTTCAAGTCACTGGTGGTGCTTATGTTTCTGGTAACCTTGGTATAGGAACCATAAATCCAACTGCAACTCTTGAAGTTGTTGGTAGTTTGAAAGTATCAGGAACAATTACTGGTACTGCTACAACAGCAACTACTGCTTTTGGGTTCTCTACAACTGCTAGTATAAACACTTCTGGTATTATAACTGCTACTGGAGGTTTTGTAGGAGGTCTTACTGGTACAGCATCAACTGCTAATAACGTAAGTTCTACTATTAATATAAACACTAGTGGAATTATAACTGCTACTGGAGGTTTTGTAGGAGGTCTTACTGGTACTGCATCCACAGCAACGGCAGCAGGAACTGCATATGGATTAACCGGAAGTCCTAATATCACTGTAGGAAACGTGACTGGTTCTGCAGCAACATTCACAAACAACTTGAATGTTGGTACTGCAATTACAATGTATAGTTCTACTGGTATTATCAGTGCCACCAAGTATTATGGTGATGGTTCCAGTTTATCTGGAATAGATGCAACAAGAATTGTTTCTGGATTATCAAGTGTAACTGTTGCAACTTCAAGTACCATTTCTGCCTATGTAAATGGTTCTAACATTTTTAATGTAACAGGAACTGGTGTTACGATGACTTCTGGTAAGAGACTTGATGTTTCTTCTTATACAGAAAATGTAAATTTCTTGGGTTCAGTAAGTGGTAGTACTGTATTGGATGTTGGAACATATTCAGTTTTTGTTGCAGATATTTCTGGAACAACGTCAGTTACTTTCACATTAAGTGGAGCAGTTTCTGGAAGATTATCTTCTGCAACCTTAATTTTAAGATTTTCAGGAAGTGGATCCAGAAGTGTAAATTTAGCATTTAATCCAAAATATGTTGGGGGTGCTGGTCCAATATATTCTACAACAGCAGTCACGGATATTATTTCATTCTTTACTGCGGATGCAGGAACAACCACATTTATATCTGTCGTAGGACAAGCTTTTTCATAATTATGTTTAATAAAGCAACATTATTTGGTGGATCTTTTACTAAGGTTTATACACCCACAATCACATCACCAACAGCAAGTCAACTTTTAAATACAAGAACACCAACAATTACATCAAGTGCTTTTTCGAAGTATGGTAATATAACTCATGCATCAACTGATTGGCAAGTTTCTGATTCTTCTGATTTTAATACAATTCGTTGGTTGTCAGTAAATGATTCAACAAATAAAATATCAATCACTTCTACTGATTTAAAAGGTGGAAATCGTTACGTAAGAGTTAGACATAAGGCAAGTAATGGAAATTATAGTGATTGGTCTGACCCAATTTTATTTACTATTCCAGTACAAACACCAGTGGTTTTATTTACAAGCAACCTTTCGTCAACACATAATCGAACAGCGGGAGATAGTTCGAGTTTTAGTGTTGATGTTGTAGATGCCGATAATACAAATGCCACTAATACGATTTCATATCAATGGTATTTGAGTACTGATGGTGGTAATAATTATTCTCCAATTTCTGGAAAAACAACTAATACTTTAGATCGTTATTCAACATTTTATCGTAGTGATAATGGACATAAAATTAAATGCAGAGTATCTATTACGAATTCTGTAGGTAGCAATTCTGCTGATTCTGAGGTTTGTACTTTAACAGTTGCAAGAAATTATGATTGCAATAGTTCAACAGTAACGGGAACTCAAAGTTTTGGAAGTGGTTTGAAACCATCTACGAATGGAAATGGAGATGAACAATGGTGGGAATGGTCTCCGGGGTATAGTGATATATGTTCTATTGATGGAAACTTAAGTAGCTTTAATGCTAAAGGTAGATTTTGTAATTGGAATATGGAACTTGAATTAAGAATTACAAAATCTACTGGTGATGGAGGTAGAGTACATTGGGGGTCTCAACAAAAATCTGGTTCTCAACAAAATTATCAAACTTTTGATAACGTTAAAGCAAATGGTGGAGTATGGAATCCAAATAATGATGGAACGCCAACTTATCGACTTATGGTAATTGACAATGGCACAAATTGTACAAATAATTCTTCGCAAGATATTGGTTGCGAATCTGGTGCTATAACTTTGAATTATTCTTACAAAAGAGCAAATCTTTATTTTGAAACACGACCATAAATATTTTAAAATCATTAATATAATTCATTAATTTAGAGTAATAATGCGAACAGTTCCAGGGTCAGGTGCAGTTCTTAAACCAGAATTTGAACTACCGTTTTATTCTGTGTCAAAAATTTATGTAATCGATGGTGGTTCTGGATATGCTTCAACAAATCCACCAAAAATTACAATACAAGATACTGTAACTCCAGTGATAGAAGGAGTTTTCTATCCTGTAATTTCTGGTAGTTCTATTCAAAGTGTAAAGGTAATTAGTGGTGGATCTGGGTATTATCCAATATCATCAGAAAGTCAAACAAGAATTGGTATTGGTACAACATCTTTAGTTGAATCACAATTTGTGACTAAAGAATATGGTGCTGGAATTATAATGGGAGTAAGTGGTGGTATTGGAAGTGCAATATTTGAGAATGGATATAATGTAGCAATCAGTACTACAATTACTGGTATATCAACTTTAATACCAAATGCGTCAAGTCGCATTTATGGATTTGGAAATCCAATTCCATCAACTACGTCTGGAATTGGAACTGGAGCAACATTTGAAGTTTGGATTACTTATGATGGTTCGGTAACTGGAAATCCAATTTCAACATCTATTATTCTCAAAGATGGTGGAAGAGGATATGGAATAGGAAATACAGTTTCAATTGCTGGAACTTATCTTGGAGGAACAAATCCAACCAATACATTATCATTCAAAGTATCTAAAGTTTCTAGTACATCAATAGTATCGGCAGCAAATTCAACATATACTGGTATTGCTGGTTCTACAATAGTTGGTGTTGGTTCTGGTGCAAAATTTAATATATCAAGAGATTCTTTGGGAAAAATTAGTTCAGTTGAAATTGCAAATGGAGGAAGATATTATAATGTTGGAAGTCAAACTGATGGATCTTTGACGGATATTATCAGTATTGCTGGAACATCTATTGGTGGTTCTACACCAGCAGATAATTTATATCTTTCACCAACACTTTTGGGAACTGATATTTTACCAAAAATTTTATATGTTGATAAGTTAGATGATAACCAATTTAAAGTATCTGGACTATCTACTTCTTTTGATTTGGATATTAAAAATTATGGAATTGGAACTCATTCATTTGCATATCCTGAACCAAATTCAAGTTCCTTAATTACGATTGATAATATCATTCAATCACCTTTATATAGAAGAGGAATTACATTATATCCATCAAAAGCAATTGGAATTGGAAATACAATTTACTTAAGATCTGGTATTTCATCATTAACATCTTTGGATGTTTTGATGATAGATTCCGAATTAATGAAGGTCAGATCAGTTGGAATTGGTTCAACTAATAGTGTTATTGTAGATAGAGCATATTATGGGACAGTTGCTGCAGCACATACTGTTGGAGCAGCAGTTACTGTAATGAGAGGTGATTTTAATATTGTTAAAGATACAATTTATTTTACTGATCCACCATATGGAAAAATAGGACAAGAAAGTTTACAAGTAAACTCATCATTTCAAGGAAGAATTTTTTCAAGAAGATTTGATCCAGGAAAACCATCAGATAAAAATTTAATTATTGATGATATTTCTAAAGATTTTATTGGAAAAACAATTTCTGTAGGAATTAAAACAGGAACTCTAAATTCTTCAACCAAAAATATAATTAGTGGAATTGATACAACATCTTTAAGTTTAGGAGATGTTTTAAATTTACAATATACCGAAAATCAATATATTATAAGAAATACAGTTATTCAATCTATAGGTGTTGGGTCAATTACCATTTCCCCAAATCATAATGTAAATACTGGAATTGCTACAACAACATTCAATATTACAAATTTGAACTTTGTATTAAAATCAAATGGTGAAAGTATATCTGGATTATATTCTAACATCAACAGCAAATCAAGTATAAACAATAATCCATTTATTTTATTAAATAATGTTTCTCAAATATCTGATAGTGATTTTATTATTGATACTGAAGGAAATAATACTATTAAATTTGTAAGTGGTGTTCCAAATGCTGGAAAAATTGTTAGGGTTGCAATTACTACTGGATATGGTTATCAACCACTTGTAGGTGCTTCTGCAACAGTTTCTGTATCTGCTGCTGGCACAATATCAAATATTTATTTAACTGGTGCTGGAAGTGGTTATAGAACTGATCCAGTAATTAGTGTCGCATCCACAATTGGTAGTGGTGCTACGATTACTGCTTCAATTGGATCTGGAGGAACAATCACTTCATTGAGTATTATAAATCCAGGTTCTGGATATACAACTGCTGCAAAACCAATTATCAAAATACCAATTCCATCAAATTATAGTAATCTTGGTGTTGCTTATGCTAATGGTTCTAGTGGTGTCGGAGAAGGAGCAAAGGTTTCTGTTATTGTAAGTAATGGGTCTAGTATTACTGGATTTACGTTAGAAGATCCTGGATATGGTTATAAAGTTGGTGAGGTATTAAAAGTCGTTGGTATTACTACAAATCCATCAGTTGGAGCAGGATTTAGTGAATTTAGAATGACAGTACAAGAAACATTTACAGACAAATTTAGTGGATTTTATCCAGGTCAATTTGTTAGGATTGATAGTCTTGCACCATATTTTACTGGGAAAAAACGTAAATTCATATTGACCTTTACATATCTTGGTACAACAGAAACTTTTTCAGTAAGAACAGATCCAAATTCGGATTTAAAAGTTGGAAATAACTTTTTTGTTTTTATAAATGATATTTTACAAAAACCAGAAGAATCTTATAAAATAATTGGTTCACGAATAATTTTCAATGAAGCACCAAAACCAAATTCAAAATGTTTAATTTTATATTATAGAGGATCAGATTTAGATGTAGAACAAGTAGATCCACCAAAAACAATTAAAGAAGGTGATTCCATTCAAATTGGAGAAAATATATTAGATCCATATGATAGAGAACAATTTGAACGTGTTGTTAAAAAAATTGTTTCTTTTGATAGTTTTGATACATTTCCTTACGATAGTATTGGAATTAATACTGACCCCAAAAAAGCAAGACCCCTCAAATGGACCAAACAAACACGAGATAGAGTTATTAATGGTGTTTTGTATTCAAAAGGAAGACCAGATTTAAAATCAAGAAATACACCAACAACAAGAATTATCAAATCGGTATCAAAAAATGATAATATCATATATGTAAATAATGCTTTTCCATTATTTGTAGAAGATATTGGAAGAGGATTAACAGAAGAATTGAGAGATATTATTATTCTCGACAATAAAACAGTTGACTCTGCATCTGGAACTACAGTTATTTCTGCTGCATCAACTGTTTCAAATATAACAATTACAAATTCTGGTTCTGGTTATCAAGTTGCAAATCCAACGGTTGCAATTTCTTCGGCATTTATAACAAGAAAGGATCCAATTTATAATTGGAAAGGGACTTCTGGAATAACTACAAATTATGAAATAAAATCAATTACTTATGGAAATATTTTTGTTGGTGTTGGAACAAGCAGTCTTTTGGTTAAAAGTATAGATGGAACTTCTTGGTCGGATAGCAGTATTGGATATGGAAATTCAATAACATTCAATTCTGTTGCATTTGCAGGAACAAACACATATGTTGCTGTGGGTCAAACTGGAAAAATCATAACAGCAACTGCAATTGGAACTTCAGTATCTTCTTGGATTGAATGTAAATTGACTAATAGAACTATTGAATTTGTTAGTGACATCGTAACTGATACACCTAGCACATATAATGGTGAATTTAAAGATATTTCTTATTCTTCATCAAAAAATACTTTTGTTGTTGTTGGTAAAATTTCAAATTATAACCAAATATCTCCAATTTTTACTGCAGTTGGAATTGGATCTACACAATTTTTTGAAAAAAATAAAACAAATATAAAAAATCTAAATTCTATTGCAAATAATAATAATATTTTCATTATAGTTGGTGATGATGGAACAATTTATTATTCATTTGATACTGAAAATTGGTCTGTTGTTGGGGATTTATCAAAACCAACTACTCAAAAATTGAATAAAATTATTTGGGATGGGACAAACTTTGTTGCAGTTGGAAATAATGCAGCAATTATAACATCTCAAAATGGAATAAATTGGGTTTTGCAACCTGGTGTAAACATTACAAATAATTTAACAAATATAAACTACTATGATGGTGTTTATGTTGTATTGGATGATAATGGCAATTTATATTATTCATTAGATTTATCAAATTGGGAACAAAGATCAACAAATCAATCAAATGCTATTAAAGATTTAATTTTTGTTCCATCACTAAGTTATGAAGGAAGATATATTGTAGTTGGTTCTGCTGCAACAATTATGTATTCAGAACCAATTTATAATAGAGCAACAGCAACATCTTCAACCACAAACGGTATTGTAACTTCGGTAACAATTACAAATGGTGGATTTGGTTATTCCCAAACAAATGTTCCTCCTGTTATTTTTGAAAGTCCAAAACCAAATAGAGAGAAGGTTTATTCAATAAAAGCAAAAGGTGATTTTGGAACTATAATTGGTATTAATACAATAGGAATTGGAGCATCTTCTTTAGAATTTAAATTAAAATCAGAAACTTATGATAATGCCAATCTTGGTATTGGATATTCATCACTTGATAAGTTTGGAGTAACATATAGTCAATTGGAACAAGGTGATTACTTTGTAATTTTTGATAGTAATGTAACTTCTGGATATGCTTTAACAGGAATAACAACTACTACTGGAATTAGAGTTGGAACAGCAACTTCATTTATTGATGGTCTCTATAGAGTAGAAAATGTTACAACTCCATCATCTGGCATAGTAACTGTCAGATGTGATTTTGTTCCTGTTAATGGTGGTATAGATAAAGCATTAAATCTTGGAATCAATACAACTGGATTTTATGGAAGATATACTTGGAGTAAAATATATGATTATCAAAATAGAGCAAGAGAAAATCCAAAAGACTTTGTTGTAAATACAAATGATGGATTGTCTGGATTATCCACAGCAGCAGAAATTTATAGAACTCGTGGTTTAATTTAGTAATAAATAGAAAAAAAGTATACGATTAAAATGTCTGCAATTATATCAGATCAATTTAGGATAATGAATGCCGAGACTTTCATAAAAAGTTTTGTTGGTGTTGGAAGTACAGCAAATACTTATTATACTTTTATAGGGCAACCAAATGCTTTAAATTCTCAAGCAAATGGTTCATCATCTTGGGGTGATGGGTTGCCTCCATTGGATGGATTTAAGGAAGAGAATGAAATAAAAGAAACTATCATTTCTATGAAAAAAGTCACTACAAGTGACGTAAGAAGAATGATAAGAAAAAAAACTTGGGAAAGTGGTTCTACTTATGAAATGTATAGACATGATTATACAATTTATAATTTATCTCCAATCACTAATTCTTCTTCATTATATGATGCAAATTATTATGTAATAAATGATGATTTGAGAGTTTATATTTGTTTGCAAAATGGAGCAGATCCAGAAAATCCAAAAGGAAAACCATCAGTAGATCAACCAGATTTTGTAGATTTGGAACCAAGACCTGCTGGAACAAGTGGTGATGGATATATTTGGAAATATCTTTATACCATTAAACCATCTGAAATTGTAAAATTTGATTCTATTGAATTTATTCCTGTTCCAGAAGATTGGGGAACAGTTGGAGAAAGCATTTCGACTAAAAATAATGCTATTAATGGAAAAGTACAAATTTTAACTATAACTAATAGAGGTTCTAGTTATAATCCAATTTCAAAAACATTTACAAATATTCCAATTCTTGGTGATGGGTCTGGAGGAAAAGCAACTGTTGTTGTCGATTCTTTTGGAAAAGTTTCTGATGCTTATGTAACTGATGGTGGAATTGGTTACACTAAAGGAATTATTCAATTTGAACCAGGAGCACCAGGAATTCCAGACACATTAACAAATGCTGGAACAATTGCTAGTTTTGATGTAATTATTCCACCAAAAGGAGGTCATGGATATGATATTTATAGAGAACTTGGTGCTTATAGAGTTTTAGTTTATTCTCGTTATAATACTGATGAAACAAATCCAGACACTATTATTGGAAATGATTTTGCTAGAATTGGAATTATCAAAAATCCAACAAAAATAACAAGTGATGTTGAACCACTTGCAATAGCAGAAGTAAGTGCTTTAAAAGCATTAAAATTGACTGGTGTTGCTACTACATTAACAACTTATGCAGTTGATTCAACAATTACTCAAACAATTAGTACTGGGACTATTGCAATTGGATTTGTTGCTTCATGGAACAATGTAACAGGTGTTTTGAAATACTATCAACCAGTTGGATTGGCAACAGTTGGTGTTGGATATAAAATTAATGATTTTAGTTCTACTGGTTCATCTTTGGTAATAAATGGTGCTGCCTCTGGAACACCATTAAATATTGATACTTCATTTACTGGTATTAGTACAGTAATAAATAATAGGACATATCAACTGGGAAGCAACTTTGTTGCTGGTATTGCATCTGCAGAATATAATAAAAAGTCTGGTGAAATCATTTATATTGATAACAGACCACCAATACCAAGAGCAGCAAGTCAAAAAGAAGATATCAAAATCGTTTTGGAGTTCTAAAGAAAAATGCCACAGAATACTAACCTAAACGTATCTCCATATTTTGATGACTTTGATGCAAAAAAGGGTTATCAAAGAGTTTTATTTAAACCAGGAACTCCAATCCAAGCAAGAGAACTGACAACTCTTCAATCAATTTTACAAAATCAAGTTGAAAAGTTTGGAAAACACTTCTTTAAAGAAGGTTCCATGGTTATTCCAGGTCAAATTGGATACGACTCGGAATATAGTTACGTACAAATTGATGATACGCATTTGGGAATTCCAGTATCAGCATATATTGATAAATTTGTAGGCAAAAGCATAAAAGGGGAAACAAGCGGTGTTACTGCGGTAGTAGAAAATTATATTACAAATACAGAATCAGAAAAAAATAATTATACATTATTTGTAAAATATAAGAGTTCTAGTGATACAAATTTTACAAATAAAACTTTTGTTGATGGTGAAAATCTAATTTCATTAGAAAATGTAGATTACACATTATCTTCAATTAGGGCAAATACATCCTTTGCAACTTCCATTATTTCTGGTTCTGTTGGCAAAGGATCTGCTGCAAAAATTGAAGAAGGTATATATTTTATTCGTGGATTTTTTATTACTGTTTCAAAGCAAGTAGCAATTTTAGATCAATACACAAATACTCCAACATATCGTATTGGTCTTTTGATTGATGAAGAAATTGCAGTAGCATCAAATAATTATAATGATTTATTTGATAACGCTCAAGGATTTTCAAATTATGCTGCCCCAGGTGCTGATAGATTAAAAATTTCCACAACTTTAATCAAAAAAGAAATTGATGATTTTAATGATCAAGATTTTGTAGAATTGATGAGAGTTGAAAATGGTAGATTAACTAAATTTGTAGATAAAACTGATTATAATTTAATTAGGGACGAATTGGCAAGGAGAACTTATGATGAGTCTGGTGATTATTATGTAAAACCTTTTGATATTTCAGTAAAAGAATCATTAAATGATAGAGTTGGAAATAATGGAGTTTATTATTCAAATCAAAAAACAAAACAAGGAAATACTCCATCAAAAGATCTTGCTTGTATTTCAATAAGTCCAGGAAAGGCTTATGTTCGTGGATATGAGATTGAAACCATTAGTAATACTATTGTAGATATAGAAAAACCAAGAACAACAGAACGATCAGAAAATGCTTCAATTCCATTTAATGTTGGAAGACAAATATTATTAAACAATGTTTATGGTTCTATTAGTGTTGGTTTAACAACACAAGTAAGTCTTTATGATACTAGAACAGCAACACCAGGATCTTCTTCTGGAACAAAAATTGGAGTTGCTAGACTTTATGACTTAAAATTAAAAAATGTAGCATATTCAAATGCTTCCACTCAATTTGAAAGTTCACTCTATGATATTCAGACTTATACAACGTTAACAATTAATACTGCTTTAACACAAACTACACCAGCATATATTCAAGGAAAAAATAGTGGTGCTAAAGGATATTTGGTTAGTAATGTATCATCATCTACTACTTTAACCTTATACCAAGTTTCTGGATCATTTATAGCAAACGAGCAAATAAAAATAAATGGTTTAGATTTTTCTCGCACAATTACATCAGTAAAAGATTATTCTTTAAACGATGTTCATCAGATATATTCTCCTGGTTTTACTGCTGATCCAATTTTATCAAAAACATTATCTGTTGCAGAACCAGGAACTCAATTTACCATTACATCTGGCGGTACAGTAACAACTTCAAATCAAAACTTTTATGTCGGGATTAATGTGGGAGATATTGTATCATATACAAAACAAGGTGAAAGTGTACCTACTTATAATAAAGTTTCTGTTGTTAGTGGATCTTTAAAGTCTTTAACTGTTGTAGCAACAACTTCTGTTTCTGGTATTTGTTCTGGTTCTCTTCCAGGTTCAACAATTACTGTAAATGATTTTAAAGTAGTATCTTTAAATGTTTTAAATACAAAAAATGCATTTTTATATGCACTTTTAAATAACTCAAAAGTTTCAAATCTTGATTTAACAGGATCTGATGTAGTATTCAAAAAATCTTATAATATTACTGCTGGTGAATTTAGTGATGGTGCTTGGAGTTCGACATTAGAAACAGATACGTCATTAACATTTGAACCATTCGATGAAGAAGATTACAATTTAACCTTTGCTGATGGAACTGTAGCAGTATTGGATAATCAAAAATTGGTTCCAAGTGGAAGAACTATATCAATTCAAAATATTACTACAAATTCAGGTGCAGCAATATTGACTGCTACTCTTAAAAAAATAAATACAAAAACTCGCAAAAAAACGTATAATAGATGCTCTAGTCTAACTATTAATAAAACTTCTTCTGGTATTTCTACCTCTATAAGTGGATTAAGTACTAGTACTGTTTATGGTTTAAGAATTGAGGATGATGAAATTTCATTAAATGTATGTGATGTGGAATCAGTTATTGGAATTTTTGAGTCATCTTCTTCTTCAACTCCAACATTACCATCAATCACAATAATCGGATTGAATTCAAATATTTTAAATTCAATTAAAGGTGAAAAAATAGTTGGCAAAGATACTGGAGCAGTTGCAAGTTTAGTCTCAAATGATGGGACAAATACAATAAAATTTGTTTATTTAAATGAAAATATTTTTTCTATTGGTGAAACAGTTACGTTTGAAGAATCTCAAATTTCTGGAATTGTTGACTCAATTCAAATTGGAGATAAAAATATTAGAACCAATTTTATTTTAGATGAAGGACAGAGATCAGAATATCTTGATTTTTCAAGAATTATCAGAAAACCACAAATTGCTGCACCAACAAAACAAATAACAATCATTTATAATAATTATACTATAGATTCATCTGATACTGGTGATTTTGTTGGAGTAAATTCTTATGATAAAGATAGATATGATAATGATATATCATCGGTAGATGGAATATCTTTGACTGATATTATCGATTTAAGACCAAGAGTTGCTCCATATTCTGGTACAAAATCACCATTTGAGTATGAATCAAGAACATTTACTGGGCAAAATTCTACACAAAATATCTTTGCACAGAGTAAAGCAATAAATTTATCTTATGATTATTATTTACCAAGAATTGATAGATTATTTTTAACAAAAGAAGGATCATTCATTGTAAATAAAGGCATCCCATCACTTAAACCAAAAGTTCCAAATAATTTAGATTCTTGTTTGGAAATAGCAACAATTCGTTTACCTGCTTATTTAAATAATTCAAAAGATGCATCAACATCTTTAGTGCAACACAAACGATATACAATGAAAGATATTTCCAGATTGGAAGATAGACTTTCTAATGTTGAATATTATACATCACTGTCTTTGCTTGAAACGGATACTCAAAATTTAACAATAAGAGATAGCACAACAAAATTAGATAGATTTAAATGTGGTTTTTTTGTTGATAATTTTAAATCTTATAATGGTGGAGAAATAACAAATCTAAACTATAAATCAAGTATTGATACTGCTAATGGATTATTAAGACCAACCCATTATACAACTTCTATAGACTTACTTTTAGGGTCTGAAGCAGTTATTGGAATCGGTCAAACATCAAATCCAGATGCCGATTTACGTTTTGTTAGTGATTTGGGTTCTCCAAATATAAAAAAAGTTGGAGATGTTATATGTTTAAATTATTCAGAAGTTGAATATACAAAAAATCAATTTGCTACAAGAAGTGAAAATGTAAATCCATTTAATGTAATTAATTGGATTGGTTCAATTCAATTAAATCCATCGAGTGATACTTGGATTGATACAAAAAGATCTGAAAGAACTTATGATATTGAAGGTTCTTATAATTCAAAAATGCAAGAACTTGGTGTAGATAGCAATACTGGACTTTCACCAATTGATTGGAATTCTTGGGAAAATAACTGGACTGGAACTAATATTTCTAATGGACCATCTTTGGGAAAAATAGAAACTGGAAATACATCTTCTACAGTAACAAATGATCCAGGCAGTGGTAGAAGATTAGTAACTGACACAACGACAACTGTAACTGATTTTATAGAATTTAATGATCAAACAGTAACGACAACAACAAATCAATCCAGACAAGGAATTCAGTTTGGTGTTACTGAAAGATTTGATTCCACCAATCTTGGAGATAAAATTATTTCTAGAGAAATTATAAAAACGATGAGATCTAGAAATATTGAAATTATTGCTAAAAGATTAAAACCATCATCAAGAGTTTATGCATTTTTTGATAATGTTGATGTGACTTCATATGTTGTACCAAAATTAATTGAAGTAACAATGTCCAGTGGAACTTTTACTGCTGGAGAAACAGTAGTTGGATCTTTGGGTTCAAAAACTATTAGATTTAGACTTGCAACACAAAATCACAAATATGGCCCATATAATTCACCAGAACAAACATTTTCAATAAATCCATATTTACCAGAAAATTCTTTATCCGATTCATATTCATCAACAACTACAGTATTAAATGTAGATACTGCAAGTTTAGAGTTACAAGCATCATCTGGTTTTTATGGTAGTATTGCAAAAAATATGCAATTGGTTGGGCAAACCAGTAAAGCAGTCGCAACTATTTCTGATTTACGATTAATCGCAGATGGATCTGGTGTTTTTATTGGTTCATTATTTATTCCCGATCCAACAGTTCCATCGACACCATCGTTTAGAACTGGAACAAAAACTTTTGTTTTGACATCAAGTTCAACAAATTCTACAGTAGTTACTTCAGATGAAACAACAGCAGAGGTTAATTTTACTTCTGCTGGAACTTTGGATAATGTTGAAAATTCTACACTTAGAATTAGAAATGCAAATGTTGAAAGAATTCCACAAACAGATTCTCAAACACTTACTTCATCTACAACTAATTTAGTTTCATCAAATACTTCCACAACAACAACATCAGAATCAAGCAGATGGGTAGACCCATTGGCACAATCATTTGAAGTTGCAGATAATAATGGAGTTTATATTACAAAATGTGATATTTTCTTTAAAACAAAAGATACTAAAGGAATTCCAGTAACACTTCAAATCAGAACGATGCAAACTGGTCTTCCAACGCAAACAATTTTACCATTTGCGGAAGTAACATTAGATCCAAAAGATGTTAAAACATCCGAAGATGGTACTGTTGCAACTACATTTACTTTCCCCTCCCCAGTTTATCTTGAAAAAACTGGTTCTGGATATTCAATTGTATTGGTTTCTTCTTCTGATTCTTATAACGTATGGATTTCAAGAATGGGAGAAACAGATGTATCAACTGTAAATAAACCAGATTCGCAAAAAATTATTGTTTCTAAACAACCAACTCTTGGAGCATTATTCAAATCACAAAATGGAGCAACCTGGACTCCATCGGATTTGGAAGATTTGAAGTTTACTTTATATAGAGCAGACTTTGTAACTTCACCAGCATCATTTAGATTCTACAATCCAGACTTGAATATTGGCAATAATCAAATTGTAACATTAAGAAAAAATCCATTAAATGCATATTCAAATTCAGCATTAATTGGTTTAGGTAAGAGTTTATCTTCTTCCGAACAAACTTCATTGGTTATTGGAAATACAATTAGTCAATCATCTAATACTAACTTTACTTCAAATCTTAAATCTCTTGTTGGTGCAGTTGGAATTGGTTCGACATTAACATTATCAAATGTTGGGTCTGGATTTACAAGTGGAGCAACAGTATATTCAAATATAAGTTTAATCTCATTAACAGGATTCGGTCAAAATGCAAAGGTGAATCTTTCTGTTTCTTCTGGTGTAGCAGTTGCTGCAACTATTACTGACGGTGGTTCTGGATATGCTGCTGGTGATACATTGACTGTAAGTTCTACGGATACAAATAATCTTGGGAAAAATCTTATTTTAACTATTCCAAATAATGTTGGAATTATTTCGGCAGTTAATTCTATTGTTGTTGATAATATCCAAGGAAAAGTAGATACAACAGGAACAAAGACAATTACTAATAATGGGTCTTCCATATCTGGAGCAACAGTAAATAGCAATACCAATATTTCTGATGGATTACACTTTAAAGTCAATCATCAAAATCACGGAATGTATTCTCCAGTCAATCAAGTTACTTTGAGTGGAATTGAATCAGATATTTCTCCAGTTAAATTAACTGCTGATTATTCTTCCACTTCTACTAGTGATATTACATTAGATTCAATTGGTACTTTAGCAACATTTGAAAATATTGCTGTTGGTGCAAATAATCCAGGATATATTATCATTGATAGTGAAATTATCAAGTATACGGGAACTAATGGAAATACTTTAACAGGTATTAGTGGTGGAAGAGGAATTGATAATACAGTTGCAACATTGCATTTAGCAAATGCTTCTGTATTTAAATATGAATTCAATGGAATTTCACTTAGAAGAATTAACAAAACTCATAAACTTGCAGATGTTGATTTGGTTAAATATCCAATTGAACTTGATTCTTATCATATAAAAATAAATCAAACACAATCAGGAACTGATAGAAGCACTGGAAATACTAACTCTTATCCAGAATTATTCTTCAAACAATCCAAATCTGGTGGAACATATACATCAATACCAATGCTTGGATCTTATAATGTACCAAGAGCAACACAAAATATCACATTCAATAATATTAGACCAAACATACAAACATTATTACCAGAAACAACATCAGTTGAAGCAAGAATTAGAACAATAACTGGAACAAGTGTAAATGGAACTGAAATTTCGTTTGCAGATAGAGGATTTGAAGATATATCTTTAAATTCTACCAATCAATTAAGTGAAACTTCTGCGATTTATTCCAAAGTCAATGAACTTTCAAATTTAACTACTTTGCCAGGAAATAGATCATTTACTATGGAACTCTTATTATCCACAGGTGATAAAAAAGTATCTCCAATGATTGATTTACATAGAGTAAATATAATCACAACAATGAATAGAATTAATAATCCTGTTTCTGATTTTGTTTTAGAACCAAGAGTCAACCAATTAAGTGGTGACCCAAATGCGGCAATTTATGTTTCAAAAATTGTAAAATTACAAAAATCAGCAGATAGTTTGAAAGTTCTTTTTGATGCTTATAGGCATTCCACAAATGATATTAGAGTTATGTATAGATTGCTTAGAAATGATACTCCAGATTCACAACAATTGTATGAATTCTTCCCAGGATATGACAATCTTGACGAAAATGGAAATGTAATCAATTCTTCAAAAAATAATGGAAAATCTGATAGATTCGTTCAAGCATCAAATACCTTAAATGATTTTGGTAATTATGAATTTACTGGAAAAAATATAACTCCATTCAATGGGTTCCAAATTAAAATCATTATGACTGGAACAAATCAATCATATGTTCCTCTTATTAGAGACCTAAGAGCAATTGCATCAATATGATACCAGTAGAAGGACACAAAGGTTTATATCGTGATGAAAAATCAAATGCAATTGTAAATTGTAATGATTATGAATATCAAGAATATTTGAGAGCCAAAAACTCATCACTAAATGAAAAAACTGAAATTGAAAATTTAAAAACTGAATTAACAGAAATAAAATCATTACTATTAAAACTCTTAGAAAACAAATCCTAAATATATTAGGAAAGATTTTATCTAGTTCTCATAATGGCAATATATGTAGCTAATATAACAATTCCAGGAGGTGCTGATTTTCAGCAAACATTTTTTCTTGAATCGACAGCAAATACTCCATTGGATTTGACTGGATATACTGGATATGCAAAATTAAAAAAATCACCAGCATCATTAAATACAGCAGCTACGTTTGCAGTTTCCTTTCCCAGTCCAATTTCTGGAAGAGTTAAAATATCTTTAGGTTCAACAATTACAGCATCATTAAGACCAGGAAGATATTGTTATGACATATTATTAGATAATGGAACGGCAAAGACAAGAGTTGTTGAAGGGAGTGCATTAGTTACTGCTGGAATTACCACTGCATAAAAACCATGTCAGACATTAGAGTAAGAACCAATTCGGACAATTTAATAAAAGTAAGACTTGGTGCGGATAATGCAAACAGAGTAGTTTCTGCTGTTGCAAATTTAAAAATGAATCTTACTGATTTAAATGACATTAACGCTCCTTCTGGAATACCAAACAACTCTGTACTTGTCTACAATTCATCAACAGAACAATGGAACCCATATCCATTTATTGATGGCGGTACATACTGATAAATAATTAGAGTTTTCAATTAAATAATGGCTCAACCATCAACTCGTCAGGGATTAATTGATTACTGTTTAAGAAAACTTGGATATCCTGTTTTAGAAATCAATGTCGATGACGACCAAATTGACGATTTGGTGGATGATGCTATTCAATTTTTTAATGAAAGGCATTACGATGGTGCAGCAAGAGTATATTTAAAGCATAAACTTCTTTCTGGAGAAAGAGAGACTATAAGAACAGATAAGACAACATCTACAACAAATTCTCCCGTTGGAGTAACAACAGTTACTTATGAAGAAACAAATAATTTTATTCAACTTCCAGATACAGTTATTGGAGTAAATAACGTATTTAAATCAGATGCAAATACCATATCATCTGGTTTGTTTAATATTAAATATCAAATATTTTTGAATGATTTGTATTATTATGGTGCTCTTGATTTGTTAAATTATGCAATGGTGAAGACCCATTTAGAAGATATTAGTAGAATTATAACTCCAGACGTTCAATTGAGATTCAATAAAAAACAACATAGATTATATTTGGATATTGATTGGGCAATGGTAAATGAAAATAGTTATATTATTGTTGATTGTATTCGAATTGTAGACCCATCAGACTTTTCGGCAATATATAATGATTGGTGGTTGAAAAGATATTTAACAGCAATCATTAAAAGACAATGGGGACAAAATTTAATTAAATTTAATGGAGTTCAACTTCCTGGTGGAATTACGATGAATGGTGAAAGAATATTAAATGACGCAATTAGAGAAATTGAAGAACTTGAAAGAGAACTTAAGACAGAATACGAATTACCTCCAATGGATATGATAGGATAATGTCTCCACTAAATCCCTATTTTTTACAAGGTTCTTCAAGCGAACAAAGACTCGTTCAAGATTTAATCAACGAACAATTGAAAATGTACGGGCAAGATGTTGTTTATATGCCTAGACAGTTGATTAATGAAAAAACGATTATCAAAGAAGTTTTAATATCAAAATTTGATGATAGTTTTAGAATTGAAGCATATATTTCAAATTTTAATGGATTTGGAGGACAAGGAGATATTTTATCAAAGTTTGGTGTAAAAACAAGTGATGAACTAACTCTTATTATTTCAAAAGAAAGATATGAAGATTTTATATCTCCATTTTTGTTAGATGACCCAGATATTAAAGTTGCAACAAGACCACAAGAAGGAGATTTAATTTATCTTCCAATCGATAATGGTCTTTTTGAAATCAAGTATGTTGAAGGAAAAGTTCCATTTTATCAGTTAAATAATCTTTATGTTTATGAATTAAGATGCGAAATCTTTAGATATGAAGATGAACTTATCGATACAAGTATCGATGAAGTCGATAAGTCAGTTCAAGATTTTGGTTATATTCAAACCATTACTATGGTTGGAGATACTGCAACTAGAGCAACTGCTACCGTTTCGATTGCTTCTACGATGAACAAATCAGTTCAATATATTGATTTAATTAACGATGGAACTGGTTATCTATCCACACCAACAATTCAAATTTCAAAGGCACCAGCAGGTGGAATAGATGCAACTGCTGTTGCTATTATGACTAGTAAAACAGGAAGAACTGGAGATTCGATTAGTAGAATTCTTGTAGTTAATCCTGGTGCTGGATATACACAAGTACCATCAGTTA